ATGACTTACTAAACCAGCCAAATTCTTCTAAGCCAGTAATTGGATTTAGGCTTGCGATACCCATACCAACTACAGCAGCCCGTGGATCTAAGCCTATCTGCTCAAACCTGCGCTCAACCATAGCCTCAAACTCTGGGTCATCCATAGTCTCAGGCGGAAGAACAATTTCTCCCGCTCGCAAATGCGCTAGAGTAACGTCACCACCACGACCAGCTTGAGATAGCTCCATAGCTAAGTCAGCCATTGGAGCATTAGAGCCAACCTCAGCAGCATTTACCAAGCCGTCAATGTAAGCGATCTCATCTTCATCGGTAGATTGATCGCGAGCCATCGTAAGCTGGCTAATGGCTTCCTCTAAGTCTGCATTTGGATTAGATGGCTGACCCGCAGCCTGTTCCAAAGACATCATGGTTTCTTCGTTGTCTAAACCTTCAACGGAGTCTAGTTCAAACTGAGAAACAGGGCCGGGTTCAACGCCGCCGCCTTCAGCATACTGTTGAGGCATAGGCATCTCTTCGCCTATGAGATTCTGAATTCTGTTCTGAAGCATTTGATCCATTAGCTGATACTCACTGTGACTGACCCAACGGCTGACGTTATTCCTACGCCCGTTGAATAGGTTTGATGGCTGTACAAGTCTCTAAACCTAGTGCCATCGAAGGCTTGATGTATTTCGGTGGTAGTATTAAAGATAATGCTACCCGTTGCAAATTGAAGCTCGCTGATTTGGTCAGAGTTAAAGTGCGGAGAAATCGTTATATCCACACTGCCAAGATTTAACTCAAGGATTCGGACTAACCGATTAAAGGTGCCTGAGTCTAGCTTTTCTCCACTTGCCAGAGGCAGTCGCGTCTCAAGCAGGCGGCTCATCTATCGTCTACCGCTTTGCTGTAGATCCAATCTCGTAGAGCCGATTCGCCATTTGTACCCAAGCTGGTTTCCGCTCGCGCCATCGTCATCAGACTCAAACCGCAACACCACCTGCCGAGCGCGACTACGCAGGCTGTTAATAGTGCTGGATTCTGTGACCTGAGTCGTTGAGTCCGTGGTCAGCGCCTGACCGGGAAAATCTCTGCGCTTGAGGACAATATTCATTGCTGGCGAGTTAGTGGCCCCAAGTTCCTTGATAAACGCAATGTCAGGTATGATTCGTTTTACGAAAGCAAAGTTTTCGCCATCCGCAACATCTAAGTCTGCCGACTCGATGAAGACGTTGCTCATTGGTTGAGTGTAATCATCAAAGCCTGTTTCTTGATCAAAGAGCAAATTTAAGCTGTTATCAATGCCACTGGCAATTGGCTGGTCTTCAATACCAGCATCTAGCCATGCATAACGAATCAAAGAACCAATCGACCAAGTGTTTTCTTCGTAATTGTAAATTATGTATCGGCTGATCTCGCCAGTGTTATCCGTAAGGCTTGGATAGAAAAACCACATCTCACTGAACTCAGAGTTAAGTCCCATGTGACACTTAAACGCCTGATCAAGATCCAAGTCTTCAAAGACGTACTCTTGAACCGTGCATGGCAACTTTTGAACTGAGCCGTTGTAGAAGTAGAAGCCGGTCTTAGAGGCGTAGTAAACACCGTTAGGCGCGTTCACAGCAGCCTTTGGCCCAACCATGCCAGCGCCTTCGTTAATCAGGTTTACGGCAAACGTCAGCGGTGGCCCGATAAAGTTCATGCTGTACAAACTGGTATCAGTCCAGATCAGAACCTCTTGGCGAGACTTCATTCCGCCCACAATAAATGACCCGCTGGACAACCTGACTGAGCCAGCCGAGTTGGTGGTTAGCGGCTCAAACTGCAAGTCTTCTTCTGAGTTTGAGAAAGCGACCAACATGGGGTCGATGACGCCCGTTCTAGCATTGTTTGAAATTGGATCTGCGCCAAGTACGATAAGATGCCTGTCGGTTTCCGAGGTTATAACCTGCAAACCAACAGTCGGCACCAAACTGGCACCAGAAATTCCAGATAGCAAAACTGCACGAACACCTGTTCCGCCATTTTCTAACCAGCGGAATATGCCAGCGCCTCTCGGACAAATGATTAGGTTTTCACCAAAGTTGTCGTGCGTCCACAGCCGCAGTTGGTTGATTGCGCTCACAGAGCTTGCAGAACCCCAAGTGCTTGAACCCCAAGTTCCAACACCCCAACCCGTTCCTTGGACGTAGGTGTCTAGGCCAACATTGATTTGATATGAGCCATCTACGCCAGATCCGCCATTGCCCGAATCGCTGCTATTCGCAGTGACAGTAGTGCCAGACGTATCTTTAGCCGTAATCGTGTAAGTGTTTGTCCCTGTAACCAGATCAATCTCGTACTCTTGGTTGAGCACGGCAGCAGTAACCAAACCGCCCAGTGATGCTGCGCCAGATAATGTTACAAAATCATTGTTAACAGCCCCGTGGTTGCTATCAGTTACCGTGATGGTTGATGAACCGTTTGTGGCTGCAAAGGTGATGCTGTTGGTAGAGGTCTTGCGAATAGGCGTGATGTCGTAGTAAACGTCACCATCCTCAATGTAATATTTTACGGTGGTGCCAACGCCGAGGTATCGGGTTGCAGCAAGAGAAATCCAGCTATGCAATGCGCGAGCAGTGCCAAGAAAGGTTTGACCGCCACGCTTGTACCAACCGCCCATTTTCTCTGCGCGGCCTTTTCTGAACCTTATTAGGTTTCCGTCAACCCAACCACCGCTCGATGCGTAGTCAGTTTCTTCTTTGTTTATTCCCGGCTGAAATTCTACTTTTGATAGTGCCATCAGACATTAGGCCAACCGTATGATTGCGCCAGTGGCAGTCGGGGATGGGAAAACCACCGTGAAGTCGCCAGCGGTAGAAGTCTTGTCAGCGCCAAAGTCTATTATGCAAACAGCCTTGTCAGCGTTGGTGTCATTATAGATCATGCATCCACGACTCGTTATTGTTGCTGTCCCAAAAGTCAAATCGGAAAAGTCGCATACGGCGGTTGTCCCGCTCAGCACTGGGGTGATGTTTGTTAACGCATTACCGCCAGAGGTGTAGTTTGTACCGCTGGATTGGCCCGTGGTAACAAACGCGGTAGAAGCAGCGCCAAGTGTTGCGCTAGAGGTGTATAGCGCAAGCTTAAAGCTATTACCAGAACTAGCTGTGAGATTGTGAGTACCAACCAACACTTGTTGTTTGAATGATGAGCAAACCGCAGATGTGATAGCCATGTCAAAGCTCCTTAATGATGTTAGCCATGTCCTCATGGCCTTGTGCGCTTAGCATTCCTCGTATTGTAACGCGATCTGAAGCAATTGCACTCTTAGTTCCATTCAATACTACGTCATAAATGTATTGTCGAAAAGCCAAAGCTTGCTGCCTGACGTGCGGTTCTGCATTGGCAGACACTGACACAATTTTATTTGTGATCTGCTCAGCCCAAAACTCAGGGTCATGTCCCTTGTTGTTGGTGGTTGAAACCATCACGCTGCCAACCTCAAAAGTTCCGTTACCTGACATATCTAACCCTTATATGGCTCTGGTGCGCTAGGCAATTTAGCCATCTTTATATTGTGCTTCTCAAGCATCTCTTCGGTTTGCGAGCGAGGGCAGATGAGCCACTCGCCATCCTCTGATGACATTGCTATCAGCGGATCTTCTAGCCTGTGATACCCATACAGTCGTTCATGTGGCTCTACGTTGTAATCCAGCAAAGATGACCTTGGAGATACGCCCACTTTAATGCCTGAACTGATGCACTTGGACAGCCAGAACTCAACGCAGGCTCTGCCAGCTTCAGCAAAGTGCAGGTTGTTTCGGTAAGAGAAATCAATGCCAAACAAATCTATCTGCTCAACTTCAGACCACAGCGCAAAGGCTACCGTGAAGGCTACAGTCGTGTTGAAGTAGGCGGTCTTGAACTCCTGCATTACCTCATGCAAAGGATATTCGACAACCGCAGGGACGCGCTCATCTAATCCGCAGGAATAGATTGGTTTATCAAAGGTGGGTAGAACTCTCCGCATAACGTCTGTTTGAGCGCCAGCGTCATCCGAGTCAAGAAACCGCTCCATAGGGTCAAGAATAAACGCCCTGTCGCAGTCGAATACCGAGATGGCGGAGTTGATACACCACACCTCGTCCCACTGCATACTGTTTTCGACGCCAATAACGTAGTCGATCTGAGAGGCTCCCAGACCGATAATTGCTATTCTTTTACCTTTAAGCTCTTTTATTTTTTCCAATTATGTCACCCCTGTACGCAATAAGTCATATCTGAATTCGTCACGGGTATTTCGGCCTTCGCTAAGATTTTTCATCCTAGCCATAGCTTCCTTAAACCGTGCTTCAAATTGAGCAATCACGTCAGGAGTTTCTTTCAAGAAAATAGCGCCCTCAACCAACGTGCCATAAAGCAGTGGGTCGGGGTGGTCAGTAGACAAAATGGTTGTGCCACTAGCCGCACCAGAGGTCAGAGACGCTGGCTTGTGCAGGTAGTGAAGCTCAACCGTATAGCTTGAATCGGGTACGGGTGAAATCTCAAAGGCAGACTGATCAAACAAAGAATAATACTTTGGCCTTCCAGTCACCGTAGATGTCGGGCTGTACTCTTTCAAGAAAGATGGATGTTTAAAATCCAAATATGTGTACTTGTTGCTACTGTCAATTATCGCCAGTGAAAACGGTGCAAAAAAATCAGATGGCGTTGCCAAAAACCGATTGCCCGAAGTTGCCGAGCCGCTTACGTTTTTGCGTTGCTCAGGGAGCTGCACAGACTTAAATATGCGACTCTCAGCCTCTTGGATAAACGTATCCAATTGGCTCGTAAACGAAGTTTCTGAAACCTGCAAATAATCTTGCACAGCCGTTTTCAAAGTTGAAAGAGTAAAACTCATGACGTGGTTACCTCTACTGCGCCTACGTTACACGAAAGTCCAAAAGTTTGCAAAGTTGTACCTAACTTACCTAAACCTGTATTCGTGTAAACGCTGAAAAAATTATTGTCGTTACCGCCAGCCGCTTGGTCTGGCCTAGAAACCTGTAAAGCCTCTGGATCTACAGGGCTTGGCTTGGGCATAAGTTGCGGGTGCTTTGGCGACCATTGGTCAGGCCCAACAAGCAAGCCATCCCATGTCATCTTCATGTCTTTTAGGCGATAGCGAAACCCCGTGATGTCACAGATTCCATACGCTCTGCGGTTGGATGCAAAAGCCATTACCCTAAGTTGTATCCGCGCAGGTCGGGTGCGATTCTAAACGAAACCCTATCTTGGTCTTGGCTTAGCGCCCTTTCAAACTCTTCTTCGTACAGTTGCTTGAGCATAGATACTTTCTCAGGCGCTCGCTTGAGTGCCAGATAATACGCAAGACCAGCAGCTAGGCATGGGTAAAACCGAAAAGGGATCTGCAAAGTGTTTGCCCCAGCGTCTGCGTCATCCATACGGCTCAGCACGTTTAAATATAACTCGTACTTTGAGCTTTGATCTGGCGCAGGCCAGACGGTGATTGTTGGGCTAATTTGCTTGTCGATTAGGTATTGATTTGGCTTGCCAGTCGTTGTCTTTGTGGAGAGGTTCGCGTACTCGCTGCGAGACATTCGGCTCAAAGGCACGTCAGTAGAAACTCCGCCAATCGTCTCTCTGATGAAAACATCAAGCACGTCAATGGTTGCAGTCGGGGTAGTTGCGTCAATGGTGTACGAGGTTGAGTCTTTGACCATAAGCAAGACTTTTTGATTAATCGTCCACTGGTTTAAACCACGGTTAGCCCACTCAGCCAACATAAGGTTTAGCGAGCGGTTAGCAGACTTTAAATCATAGCCGGTGCGAAGCTCTAGGCCACATCTCTCGAATGCCTCTTCAACGTAGTCTGCCACGTCTAATTCAAAATCTTTACTTCCGCTTACCGCCATCTTTGTCACCTGCGTATAGGTTGTTGAAAACCTGATTAACGTCAAGGGTATAGTCTAAATCACTTTTCGAGTAGTGGATATGCTGGCTCGGTTTAAAGTCTGGCGCACCTTCCCCTGTCTCAAACCATGCAGGGTGTGTGACTCTTACCCGGTTGTTTGGCAATGCCACAATATTTCCAGTCCACTTGCCAGCCTCAAGCAGCTCCAAAACATGGCTTTGTTTGTGCTGTGCTGGGTCATCTGCAATCTCGTTTTCAGCGTAGTCTACGGTAAACATATACTTGGCTGGATACATCTCACCGTCTATGAGCGCAAGCCAAGGTGTTGGTGTTGCTCTGTCTAAGACGTAAACCGCGTGAGTGTGCGAGCTACAGTCCCAAGGTTGAGCCGCCCAAACAGGCATTGGCTCAGGCCACTCTTCAAACGGTGTATCACCAACCAGCGCAGTAATAGGCATTCGCGCCCACATTGCACCACCATGCACGTTTGGAGTGTCATCATCGTCGTAGGTTTCAGCGCCCGTAAAAATTAGCTGAAACGACAAGCAACGCGCAGGCATTGTGGTAACAGCAATAGCCATAGCGTGAATGAACTCGCCGTGGTACTGCTCATGGTTATGCGTATATTCCTTCCTAACCCAGCACTTGAAGTGTGGGATATTACTCTGAAGGTATGACACTACCTGCGACCATATAAACCGCTATTCTTGGACGATGGCTTTCTAGCCCCGCCTTTTACTGAACCCTTAGTTCTTGCAACTCCACCTTTTGCCATACCCTTAGTCTTCATGGCCCCACCTTTAGCCATGCCTTTAGACTTCATCATGCCGCCTTTAGCCATGCCCTTGGTCTTCATGGCTCCACCTTTTGCCATGCCTTTAGACTTCATCATGCCGCCTTTCATTCCGCCCTTTGACTTCATTTTCATAACTTCACCACCGCTTTTTAATGTTTTGACGTTTGTGGGTTTGCCGCCAACGCCTTGTTTTTTAGCTCGTTTCCTACTGACCGCTGAAGCAATTTGTTTTTTGCTCATGCTGGAAGCTTTGGCTGATGGTACGCATTTTGGGTATCCGCGACTAGAGTCTTTTGCGCTGTCACGACCACAAGCTTTAAAGCCACCGCCTTCTTTGGGCGCTGAAATATCGACCCATTTCTCTGCGCCGAACCAATCATCTAACCCACGCTTCTTACGCACTTGGGACTCGCGTCTTTTTTTGCTTGCTTGGCATAATGGCCCCGCAGCCTCTGCCTTGAACCATCACGGTTCCGCCAAGGTTCATGTTCTTAGCTATGGCTTGACCGCGCTTGCGCTCGTAACGGCTAAGCTTGCCATCATTATCTAAATCGCTTTTCTTCTCGTTCAAGGTAACTTCTCCGCCTGTCGCGCCTTTGTACTTGCCGCCCATGCGCTTGTATTCTTGAACCATGTAGCCGTTAGCGTATGCGCTAGGGTATACGTCAAATTTGTTTTTGGCCTTAGCTTTTGCTTTGGCATAAAGCTTTGGGTTTGCCACATTTTTAGGTGTTGCCATTACATACCTCCGATGCCGCGAACATTCACTCCGCGATAAACGTCATTGAAGTTAAAATTTTCGGGCAACCCGACCTTTGTCGGCTGCGTCACTGGGGTTGCAGTAACTGGGGCTGCCGCTGCAAAGTTAAAGTTAGTATCTCCCGCGCCCATCTCGCCACCGCCGCCACCGCCGGTGTAGCCAGCGTATGCGCCAGCCTCTGGCTCAACAACGATTCCAGACTGACCTTCTTGAGATCCAACCGTGGCTGGTGCAGGTGTTGCCGCAGGTGCGGGTGTTGCCGCAGGTGCAGGCATACCAGCCATGATTTCATCTGTTATTTGCTTACGCAAAGCATCTACATCAATGTTTTGCTGGGTAGGCATACTGCCCTTTAAGGCATCAATCTGTGCTTGGATAGGGTCAATTGCAGCCTGACGTTGTTGGTTCACAGCATCTTGAGTGAGCTGAGAAGATTGTAGGTCGGCTATTGATTGGCCTTGACCAGCAAGCGCCTGATCCAAGTCAGCTTGAGTTAAACCAGCTTCTTGCAATGCTCTAATTTGTTCGGCTAACGCAGACTGTTCTGAGGTAGA